CTTTTAAGTTTTCCATCTTTCTTCTCCTTAATCTTCGGCTTCGCTGCCGACTGAGTAGGTACTTCGACGACTGGATAATCGCCAGCATAAGCTACGAACTTAGGGCGTCCGAAGCCTACGATCTCTTTACCGCTCCCGTATGCCCGCTCTTTAATCATGACCATTCCGCCGTTACGCTGATCGCCATTTCCCGAAGTGTTACCTTCGATGGTAATTACTGACTTCGGCTTAACTCCTACGACTATTCCGATGTGGCTAATACGATCGACGCCATCATGCGGAAAGTCCATAAATGCAAGATCGCCGATCTTAGGCTCTAGCTCTACCCAGCGGCTTACTTCTTTAAGTTTATGCGCTCCCGCAGCTGTAGAAACCATCGATGGAAGCTTTACGCCCGCTGTGTGGAATACCCAGTTACAGAACGATCCGCACCAAGGTAAACCGTCGGCCTTCGTAAACTTTCCGTACTTGGTTAAGTTATCGCCTTCTTCGACTGTGCCGACTTCCGCCAGTGCTACTTCTACGACGGCCGCAGCTGTTCCGATTGGATAGTTCATGGCGTAGGAATCCCCGTCAAATGTTCCACTGGATTTAAGTATGCCTGATAATCGGCATTATTTTTATTAGTTGGAATAAATGAAATCGAACCATCTTCATTTACGCGCTTGATTGTTTCCAAGCCTTCTTCGTCTTTAATTACTTCATAAGTTGTCATTTTATAACTCCGCACTAACTTGGACTTCTCCGCCATTGCAATAAAGTGTATAAGGTCTGTACTGTGTTAAACCGCTTGCAACATTAAGGTTCATGTGGAACCCGCTAGAACTTGGTGTTCCAATACTGTTTATGGTTGTTATGTTTGTCTGAGTTACTCCGTCAAAAACTTGTGGAGTTCCCACTAGTGTAATTGTTGGATTTGCACGAAGTAAGCACATAGACAAATGATAACGAGATACAGATGTAGTCGATCCAGCTCCAGCCCAACCACCACTTTGTTGTCCTGTAATTATTTGGAAATACCGCTGGCAAGCGGCTAATTCTGCCGCGAATGTTGGCTGATTGGTATGAAACGCGCTGGCCGACGATCCGACTTCTATCATTATTCCAGTAATCTCGAACCAGTCATTCGCTCCAGCTGTTCCCGTTGGATTTGATTGGATCTGGATCGCTAACTCTGTCGAGTTTGTTGGGACTGTTCCTGAATAAGTAAATCTCTGCCATGTAGTCGTTAAAGTTGCTGTAGTTGCGACGACATCGATTAAACCAGTATAACCAGTTACGAAGTTCTGATCTGTTCCAGTTCCAGAGCGTAGATAGGCCGCTAATGCGTTGCTAGTTGCTGAATAATTAGCACCTGCGCGAGCATAAAAACTAAAAGTAACAGTTTTCCCAGAGAACGGAATAGAGTTAATAGACTCGAAGTTCTGAATAAAGTTAATGTTAGAAGTTGATGTATTACCTGAATCACGCTGGACTCTGGCGCAATACTGAATGTTAGGAAGATTAGTCGTGTCGTTAGTCGCTTGGCGTGATACGGTCGAACCAGTAGCACCGCGATAAACCTGCCATCTATCGGGACCGTAAAACGCAGAACTCGACGAAGTAATAGCTAAAGAAGTTCCACGCTGCCATACTTGTAGCGATGAGTTTAGAACTGGATTATCTGCATAACCCGACGGAGAGGCAGCCCACGCTAAACCAGTAGCAGCCGTCGAATCGGCCGTAAGAACTTGACCATTCGTTCCCACTGCTAAACGACTAAAAGCGTCCGCTCCTGTGCCAGCGATAAGATCACCTTTAGCGTCGATCGCCGTAGCCATCGAGTTAGTAATCGTTACAGCTCCAGAAGTACCGCCGCCAGAGATTCCAGTTCCAGCCGTTACAGCTGTAATGTCTCCGACTTCTGCGTTTATCCATGAATAATCTAGATCTGTGTTAGAAGCTTTCGCTAATACCTGTCCAGTCGTTCCGCCTTTAAGATCGACGAATGCCGTATCTATGTCCTGACCAAGTGCCGCGATCGCCGTCGCGCCGTCCTTGACCAAGTCGGTCGACTGTGGAATGTCCCAGCCGAAGTTCGTAGTAGTAGTTGCCATGTTATGCCACCGATCCGATCGCGTTTTCCCATGTAAGAGTAGGGCTGATTGTATTCCATGATTCGGCCGCGTTGACTTGATTCCATCGGAGTGTCACTTGCGAGAACTCCAGCGGCGAAGCGTTTATCGTAATGAACAGCGAGTTATAACTGGCCCTAAATGACCAGCCCTCGACATAACCTTCGAAGACAGTGTCGACGATGTTAGGCGGAAGATCTGTAACGCGTAGCGGCATTCCCATAAAGATTCCCAGAAGTGCGTCGCGGTCTGCGTCGTCGATCTCTGGCGAAGCGATAGGGAACTCGATCGAATCGAAGAATGCGCGTGGATAAGATTTAAGCTGTAAACGACGGGCTAGAGCCAGAATCGCGTCGGCTGTCTTTTCGATGTTCGTGTCCCAGATCTCGGCGAACTTACCGAACTGGGAGATAGAAGCTAGATCGCTATCTGTAAGCGTAGATCCGTTATCGTAATTAACCGTAATAAAGTTTCGGACATCTCCGCTTCGGGTAACTGACTTTAAGCCCACTCCGATTCCCTGAGTTGCTGAGATTTCGGTATAGCCATTAGCTGCGAGATAAGTCTGTCGATGTAATGCGTCCGCGTAACCGATTCGGCCCGATCCGTCCTCGAAAAGATAACCGAGACCAGATTCGGCGATCTGGCTGGCTAATGTGTAACTAGAGACTGGGTCGGCTGATCTGTTGACCATCTCGTATTGCCCAGGCTGATCGATCTCTCCAAGTCCTACATTCTCGGCGTTAGCCCAAGTCGTCGTCGGATCGTATTGATACCACTGTAAAGCGGGAGCTACTTCGTTCCAGTTATTAAGTAAAAGATCCGAAAGAATTGTGTAAACCTGAGTTCCGTCGTAAGCCTTAGCTAAAGGTAGTTCCCAGTTAGCGCGAGCTAGTTTAGAGAGTGCCCCAAGTGCCGTAATGCGGGCAGAAGTAACATAGGCCGTCGCTCCAGCTGATACGACGCTTATCTCGATGTCGCTAATAAACCCGCCGTAAAGATTGACATAAGCACCCGTCGAATCTTTAATCGAGATAAGGATCTCATTACCGACTGTAAACGGGTAAGAAGTATTCTCTAGGTTAATAAGTTCGATGTAGCAATAGCCCGCGACTGGCTGTTCGTAAACAGAAGTTCGGCCGCTAGTGATCTGGACGCTGGCCAGTGTTACTTCTTGATAATCGACGCCATCGATGAGGACGCGCCATTCTGGATTCCAGAGTGTCACGCGAACGCACCCGATCCAAGAGTTCCGCGATAGCTCGAATTATTAAGTACATTAATGATCGCTCGGGCTGTACCTTCTGGGTCGATCGCACCGTTAACAGTTAAGTTAATAACTGAACCGCGTCCACCGCCTAGAGAATGATTCGGGATAATCGCTCCGCTACGGCTTGGCGTAAATAGTTCTGGCCCTTGTTCGCCGACTAGATAAGAAGTTCCCGAAGTAACTGGGCCGCCCATGGCGCGCGCTCCACCGAACACACGATCGATAAGACCAGAGATTCCAGACACGATCGGGTTATCTCGGACTAGTCGAATAAAGTCTCTAACTCGATCGATCATGTCGTCTAAGAATCCGACTACTCTGGAAACGCCTGTAATGATTCCAGAGATAGCGGTCCCCAGAACCTCGAAAGCGACTCTAAGAACAGTTCCGATAACTGGCCCCATGGTGTCGCGAACGAATGAAGCCACCGACTTAAACAGGGTAAAGAGCGGACTTAGTTCTGCTTCATTACTAGCGATCGCGTTTTTAATCTTGTTAAATGCAGAGAACAGTCCTTCTAACGCTGGGCCGAAGACAGCAGCGAAGAACGGAGCTACGAAGTCTTTCATAAAGTTATAAAGAGACTTAAAGGCTGGAACGAGAAAGTCGGTAATAACTCCCTTAACTGTATTAAGAGGCCCTTCTAAATCTTTACCGATAGACGAAGCCATAGAAGAAAGAGCTGGAATAACTTTATCGACGAAGACAGTAACCATCGGAGTAAGCGCGTCTAAGACGAAAGAACCTACGGTCTCTTTACCTTCATCGAAAGCGATGTTAAGACGATCTAGTTTTCCTTGGAATGTTTCGGCTTTTGTAGAAGCTTGATTCTCGAAAGTCTCACCAAGTTTTTTAGTGATCTCGTCCATCGAAAGAGTTTTTAGCTGAGCAGCTGAAAGTCCGACTCCCAGCTTTCCAAGGGACGCCGTATTACCTTCGGTCGCCTTGGCCAGAGCGTTAGTAACCGCTTCGAGAGATTTACCGCTACCCGCTGAGATGTCTAAGGCTAGAGCTTGGAGTTTCTGAGCCTTTTCTACATCGCCAGTAGCGCGAGCTAATCTTTCCAGCGATGGACGAAGCTCGTCGTCCGTAACTCCGAACGCGAGCGATGTCTGAGTTATGTAACCCTCGGTCGCCTTGATCTGGGCATTCGTCGCGCCCGTAACATTTTTTAATGTGAGAGCGAGTTTCTCCTGAGCGGCTGCGTCTGCGATCGCTGACTTCACGCCATCGACTAGAAGCTTTCCCGCGTAAGCTGCGGCCGCTACTGTTGCAGCTGCGAAAGCGGCAGCGGCTACCTTGCCGAACTTGCCGATCTTGCTAGAGAAGCCTTCGACTTCTGTTTGTGCGCCTTTAACGCCCTTCTTTAGTTCGTCGAAGTCGGCGTCGAAAGTTATCTTTACTTTTGGAATGCCAGCCATTAGTCGAGACCCACTTTCTTAATTACGCCCT